AAATCACTTGTTGAAAAGTTAAAAACAGAAAAAGGAATTGAGTAACATTTTTTTTATCTTTGGCGTATGATAGAACCGATCTACTCAAGTGAAGAACACAAGCAGATAATTGAAACCTATATAACAATGTGTACTGAGTTTGCAAAAGATGTAAGTTCTAAAACAAGATACAATAATTTTTTAGATGTAGTAGATGTTATTTTAGAATACCACAACAACTATGGCAAAGGAGTTAGAGAAAATAATTGGTACGATTGGTTAATGATAATACCAACAAACCTTTCAGTAGCTACAAATGGTTTCTTTGCAGGCCTTGAAACTAAAACTAATGCTTCAATAATAAGAGCTTATAAGGTTGTACTTAGTGAAATGGTTTTTGATGTAGTAGATAAAATTGACGCTTTAGAACAAGTAAATGACTGAGATATACGCTGAAATATCTAAGCTAAGTTCTTTCTTTAGAAAGATGTGTTACGGAATAACGCAAGATGAAGAAGCTATTAATGATGCTGTTCAGGAGCTTATGATTTACTTCCTTCAGATGAACCCTGAAACATTAAAAAACATTTATGAAAAAGATGGATTAAAAGGAATTAAAGGTTACGGTGCTGTAGTATTGAGAAGAAGTTTGACAAGTACAAGAAGCCCTTTTTATTATAAGTATAAAAAATATTATACACATATTGATAATTTTAGTTATAACGCTACTTCAACTTTTGATGATGATGGGTATATTTATGACCGTGCTAATAATAAAAATATATCAAACTTACCTAATCAAGAAGAAGAATACAAATGGGAAAAGCTAGAAGAAATTGACAAAGTATTAGATAAACAAACTTGGTATGATAAAAAGATATTCGAATTGTACTACCAAGGAGAGACACTCGATAGCCTAGCTCGGAAAACAGGAATAAGTAGAAACAGTTTATTCACTACAATAGATAAGGTAAGAGATATACTTAAAAAGGAATTAAATGAATAAGTTTTTTGTACCTAACGAAATCTATGAAGATAGAATAGCTATCTGTAAAGGTTGTGTTTACTACAAATCTTTATTAGGAAATTGCTCCATTTGTAAATGCTTTATGAAAGTAAAGGCAAGAATAGCACCTTTGGCTTGTCCTCAGAAGTATTGGGATAAAACAACTGAAGTAGAAACCCCTGAAAGTTTACCGCAGGAAATAGTTGATGAAATATTAGATATGTGGAAAGACTTAAAAACAGGTAGAGCAAAAGACCAAGCAGCTAAAAAAAGAATGATTGAAACTTATAATACAATATACAATACAAACTACAGGCCTAGAACGAATTGTGGATCTTGTATTGCAACGTGCTTTGACGGAATAAAAAAACTATATAAAGAATATGCTAAGGGCTAAATTTAACTTAAATAACAATGCGGTTATTTTCTTATTTTTTTGTGAACCCTTAGCGTATTTAAAACTAAAAAAATAGATATGAAAAGAAATTACAAATCAATCAAGTGGATATTAAACAACCACATTAAAAAGAATGTCAAAAGTCTTTGGACTTGGGAAAATGATAACTTTACTTGTATATTTGAAAACTATGCAGGTGATAGTAGAATATACACACCGCATCAACTATTAAAACTTTTAGATAATGACACAGAACGAGAAACTAATTAAAAACCTAAAAAATATGCCACCAATTGACTTAGATTACAAAGCAACACCTGAACCAAGTTACTACTCAGGAAAGAAGTACGGTTACTCCGCAAGAAAAGTAGTAGAGGACTTTCAGCCTGATAGCTTCAACATAGGAACTGCAATCAGTTATTTATTAAGAGCAGGTAAAAAGGAAGGCAATCCTGCTGAACAAGATATACAGAAAGCAATAAACCACTTACACTTTGAATTAGATAGAATACATAATGACACTTTATAGTTGCGAATGTGGTAAAGAAGAAAAAGAAGTTGGTAAAGCTACAATAGTCCTAAGAGATAAGAAATGGGTTTGTAAAGAAGCTCAATGTAGTTGCGGAAAATGGATGGACTCAGAACCAACAGAAGGTATGCCAAGCCTTAAAAGAACTGAAGCATCATTAAGTAAAAAAAAAAGAGGTGATAAGCTTTGGGCAGGAGCAAAAGAAAAGCTAATAGGAACAAGAGGAGTAAATGAAGACTACTAAAATAAATTAACAAAAATTCTATTATATACTATGAAACAACAAGTTAAGATAAGTAAAGTAAAGGGAAACCCTAACAATCCTAGAATAATTAAGAATGATAAATTTAAAAAGCTAGTTAAGTCAATACAAGAATTTCCTGAGATGTTAAAGCTAAGACCTATTGTAGTTGATGAAGAAATGATTGTCTTAGGCGGCAATATGAGATTAAAGGCTAGTAAAGATGCAGGATTGAAAGAAGTATGGATTGAAGTAGCAGAAGGATTAACTGAAGAACAAAAGAAAGAGTTTATAGTAAAAGATAATGTAGGGTTTGGAGAATGGGAATGGGATATGTTAGCTAATGAATGGGATAGCGTTCAACTTGCTGAATGGGGTTTAGATGTATGGGAAAACCTAGATGACAAAGAACTTGAAGCAGGATTAATAGAAGATGACGAAATACCTGAAGTAAAAGAAAGCAAAGTAAAGCGAGGTGATATTTGGCAATTAGGAGAACACCGAGTTATGTGCGGTGATAGTACAAGCTCAGATGATGTTGCAAAACTAATGAATGGAGAAAAAGCTGATATGGTATTTACAGATCCTCCTTATAACATAGATTTTAAACCACAAAGAGGAACTCACGAAAAAATACTTAACGACTCTATGAGTGATAATGATTTCTCAATCTTTTTAGATGAAGTTTTTAATTGCAGTAAAAATAACTTAAAAGATGATACTTATCTTTTTGTGTGGTGTGGTTGGAGTACAACAGGAGATTTTAAAAAATCACTAATAAAACTATTTGATGTAAAAGCTTTACATATTTGGGTTAAAAATAACTTTGGAATAGGTTACTATTCAAGACCAAAATATGAGCCTTTTTTTTTATGTCTTAACGGAAAGCCTGTAAAACCAAAAGTAGCACCTGCTGATGTATGGGAGTATGCTAAAGTACACAAGACAATACATTCTTGCGAAAAACCTGTTGGTTTAATTATTCAAATACTTGACACTTATTTTTTAAAAGGTTTAGTAATAGATTTATTTTTAGGAAGTGGCTCAACACTAATAGCAGCAGAAAAAACAAATAGAAAATGTTATGGAATGGAATTAGACGAAAAATATTGTGATGTTATAATAGAAAGATGGGAACAATTTACAGGACAAAAAGCAATAAAGAATGGAACAGAATAGAACAAAGATAAACAAAGAGAGATTACTCAAAGCATTAGAATCAAGTCTAGGAGTAATAACTACAGCTTTAAAAGCAACTGACCTAAGTAGAACAAACTTTTATAAATGGCTAAAAGAAGATGAAGAATTTGCAGAACAAGTAGCTGAAATAGAAAACATACAACAGGACTTCATTAAGTCTAAGTATTATGAATGTGTAAAGGATAAAGTACCATCAGTTGTAATACACGCTGCAAAGACTAGGTTAGGTTGGAATGAAACAAATAGAGTAGATATAACTTCAGGTGATAAGGTTATCAATATGCCTGTAATAACATTTGTTGAAACTGATACTGAATAAGAAATACAATCCTTTATTTTCATCTGATGCTCGTTACTTTATAATTACAGGCGGTAGAGGTTCAGGAAAGTCTTTTGCTGTTACAGTCTTTCTTACTTTACTGACTATGACTAAAGGGATAAGAATTCTCTTTACTCGTTATACTATGACTTCAGCTCACTTGTCAATCATTCCTGAGTTCTTAGAAAAGATAGGGCTACTAGGTTTTGATGAAGTCTTTAACATTAATAAAGCAGAAGTAGTAAATACAAGCAATCAATCAGACATTCTGTTTAGAGGTATTAGAACATCAGCAGGTAATCAAACAGCAAGTTTAAAATCTTTGCAGGGTATTTCAACTTGGGTGCTTGATGAAGCAGAAGAATTAGTTGACGAGAATATCTTTGATACTATTGATTTAAGTATAAGAGAAAAGAACATACATAATAGAGTAGTATTAATATTAAACCCTGTTACAAAAGAACATTGGATATACAAACGCTTTTTTGAGGACAAAGGAGTTGAAGGCGGTTTTAACGGCTTTAAAGACAATGTATGCTATATACATACTAGCTACCTAGATAATATAATAAACCTCTCACAGAGCTTCCTAGAGCGTATTAAGAGCATAAAGCATAGGAACTTTAAAAAGTATCAGCACAAAATACTTGGAGGTTGGTTAGACAAAGCAGAAGGAGTAGTCTTTGAGAATTGGTCAATAGGAGAATTTAATCCTGACGGCTTACAAACTTCTTGCGGTATGGACTTTGGTTTCTCAGTAGACCCTGATAGTCTTACGGAAGTAGCTATAGACAAGAAGAAACATAAGATATATTTAAAAGAGCATATCTACAGAAATGGATTGAAGTCAAATGAGTTGGCACAAATCATATTAGAAAAAGTAGGACAAACTTTAATTATCGGTGATAGTGCAGAACCAAGACTAATAGCAGACCTCAGACATTTGGGGGTAAATATCAAACCTGTAAAAAAAGGAACTATTGAAAGCGGCATAGCTCGTATGCAAGACTATGAGCTTATTATAACTCCTGAGAGCACTAACATAGCCAAAGAGTTAAACAATTATATCTATGCAGACAAAGGCTCTAAACTTTATGTAGACAACTACAATCACGCAATTGATGGGGTTAGGTATAATGTAATTTATCACCTAGACAACCCTAACGCAGGGAAGTATTATGTGCAGTAAACTAAAAACAACAAATTTCTATTATATAACAGATGAAAGTAAAAGTTAAAAAAGAAGGTAAGGTAAAAGAGTTCAAACTTATTAGTAGTTGGGAAGATGTAACTCTAGAGAAGTGGTTAAAGCTTATTGATTTTGAAACAGGTACAAAGACTGAAGAAGCAACAGAAACAATAGCAGCGTTATCTAACATTCCTAAGCAGTTAGTAAAGGAATTAGCTTTATCAGATGTGGCAGTATTAATGAGCAAGTTAGCTGAGCTACAGCAAAAGCAAGATACTAACCTTAAAAGGATTATTGAAATAGAAGGAATTGAGTACGGCTTTCATCCTGATTTGGACAGTATAACATTGGGGGAATATGCAGACATAGAGACTTTTATTAAAAACGGAGTTGAAAATCATTTAGCAGAGTTAATGGCTGTATTGTATAGACCGATAAAAGAAAAGAAAAATGACATTTATATTATTGACGCTTATGATGGAAATATTCGGATCAGGACAGAAGAAATGAAGAAGATGTCAGCTCAACAAGTACAGGCAGCTCTTTTTTTTTTCTACAATTTCGCGAAAGAATTGTCAGCGATTTTGCCATTGTATTTGATGGAGCGGCTGAAGGAAACGAAGACGCAATAGCAACAGAGAGCTTTGCAGAGAAGTGGTCGTGGTTTGGGGTTTTTTATAGATTGTGTAATGCTGAAATAGTAAACTTAGAAAGAATAACGAATTTAGGGTTGTTAGAGTGCTTGACTTGGTTAAGTTATGAAACAGACTTAAATTCTCAAAATAAAGTTAAAAGAAATGGTGAACAATAAAACATATAATAATGTAGTAAATTTTTTGCTAAGACTTGGCGAGTATCACGACCAAATAAGCACAACTTCAGTAGGAGACATTTACGACATCAATCTTGAAAAGATGGAGAAGTTTCCGCTAATGCACGTAAATCCAACATCAGTAACTACAGGTGATAGTCAATTGACATACAACTTTCAGGTGTTTATTATGGATATGGTATCTGAAAAGTCAGATTGGCAAACTAAACAACATCAGCTTTTAACTAAGTTAGTAGACAGAGAGAATAACGAACAGGAAGTATTCAATCAGACACTAGGTATTTGTACAGATATTATTGGAATGTTAAGACATAGTTCAAGACAATCTATAGAAGGAGTAAATGATATTAACGAACCTATCTATTTCACGCAAGACCAATTTACAATAGAGCCTTTTCAGGAAAGGTTTGATAACTTGTGTTGTGGTTATGTGTTTAATATAGGGGTTTTAGTTCAGAATGATTTTCAAACTTGTAATATTCCTGTAACCAATAGTGGTGCAGGTTACTAATGCTAAAATTTAAGATAGGAAGATTAATAGTTCAAATAGGATGGAAGAAATTTAAAATAACATTAAAGCTATGAAGTACGAAGACATATTAGAAAAGCTAGAAGCAATAAGCATAGAACTAGAAAGTTATAGCGACTATCCTCAGGCAGCTAGTAATAATGCTAAAAGAGCAAGAAAATACAAAGAAGAAAACGGAAGCACTTGCGGTACTAGAGTAGGGTGGACTCGTTCAGCACAATTAGCAGACAGAAAACCTATTAGTAGAGATACAATCGCAAGAATGGCATCATTTAAAAGACATCAACAACATAAAGACGTTCCTTACTCAGAAGGTTGCGGGGGTATTATGTGGGATGCTTGGGGTGGTTCATCAGGTGTAAATTGGGCAATAAATAAACTTAAACAAATAGATAAAAAATAAAATGGCAGACTTAACAACAACAATCACAGAAAATGTCGTATTAAACGGCTCAGTAAGAGGTTCTACAAACGTCTTAACAACTACAGGAATAGTAGATGTATTTGAAAGAATTTTAACTTGTACTCACTCGCAAACTACAACAGTAGCAGTATTTAATTCTACACCGCATGGAGCAGACGGTGCTTTAGATGTAGAGAACTGTAAATATCTAAGAGTTACTAATTTAAGTGATGATCAAGATATGAAAGTGGCTTATGTAACAGCAGCTACAAACTATCAAGTTACAGTAAGAGCAGGTGGTTCACATATCTTATTTCAAGCTGAAGAAGCTTTAATAGGTGAAGAAGATGCAAGTCCTGCTTTTCCTACATTACAAGATTTAGTTACTGTAGAGGTAAGACCTTCAGCAACAACTGATGTTCAAGTAGAAGTCTTTGCAGGCCTAGTATAATGAAGACAGAAGCTCTTGAAAGATACCTTAATAGCTTTGCAAATCAAGTTGTAAAGGAAGCGAGAGGAATTTTGCAAAAGGATAAAGGGGAAACTTCAGTAGGAAAATCAATACGATTTGAAGTAGTACCTGACGCTTTAGGTTATAGCACAAAATTCTATATGCAAGACTACGGTGAGTATTTAGACAAAGGGGTGTCAGGGAACAAGAATGAGCAATCTTACATCAATACAGCAGGAGAAACTGTTAAAAGTCCGTATAAATATACAACAAAAGGGCCTCCGATAGATATACTTTCTAAATGGATAAAAAGAAAAGGAATAAAGCCAAAAGGACTAGGGAGAGGTAGAGATAAAAAAACAGGGCAATTTGTTTCAGGCTTTGCTTATTTAATTAGTAGAAAAATAAAAAGAGAAGGGATTAAGTCTTTAAGCTTCTTTCAAAAACCTTTAGGAATTGAATACAAGAAACTAAAAAAGGGGTTCTTAACTGAATTGAAATTAGATATTGAAAGCTACTTAATAACTTATTACAGACCAAAATAAAATAAAATGGCAACACTAATAGAACAAAAACCTTTATACGAACAACTACCTGTAGGACAAGAGGTAATTTTTGTAGTATCAAATAATACAATAGTAGCAAATCAGTTGCAGGTAAGGTTTCTAGCTGATGTTTACATAAGCCACATTACACCAATAACACCAACTATAACATCAATTCCAACAGCTACATTTAAAACAACACCTAACAATGCAGGAGTAGGAATATTTGATTTCAGACAAGTAGTTGAAAATTATGTTAGTGCTGATAATATGGCAGGAACACAAAGCTCGTATAAAGGAATTATAACAACTGATGACACACCTCATCCTATTCATTTAGTAGATAAATATTCAAGAAATAAAAAAACTGCAAGATGGCTGACTATTCAGTTTAAAACACAATATACAGACGCAAACGGTGATGTTCAGATAGTAGGACCGACTAACTCAACTGACTTTCAAATATTTAATGGCTACTTAAAATATTCTGATATTCTTACAATGGGTACAGGAGCTACAGCCAATGACTTTGGGTATGATTTAAGCAGGTTTAATTTATCGGCTCAAACAGATAGGTTCTTGACAAACACACCTGCTACTCAATATGCTAACTTAGAAGATTACGGAACACTTGCTTTTTTAGCACCCAATAATAATTTGGATTTCATAAAACTTAATTACTATGATAGCTCAGGAAGTCCTTTAGGTAACGAAAATGTAAACAGGACTTATGTAAATGGTGCTTGGAATAGTCCACAAAGCTATATTTTTTATCGTTTTATGTACTTTGGTTGCTTTCCTGCTAACTTACAAAATTGGAGTTCTACTTTTCAAGCTTTAGTTTCAGCAGGAACTATACAGGGCGGCTCTATAGATATACAAGCGTTTGATAATAGCAGTAATAGAATATCTAAACAATACACTATAAAAATTAATTGCCCTAATACTAAAGGATTTGAAAGTATTAGACTTTGTTGGCTTAATCAATGGGGTGCGTGGGATTATTACACTTTTACTCAGAAGTCAGTTAGAAGCGTATCAACTAGAGGTTCTACATACGAGCAACTAGCAGGTACTTGGAATGAAGCAGCTTACAGAGTAGATAGTTACAAAGGAGGAAAGAAAGCATTTAGAGTAAACGCTACAGAGAAAATTACAATGAATACAGACTTTGTAAGTGAAAGCGAAAATGAAATTTTTGAAGAACTAATAAACAGTCCTGAAGTTTATATTTTAGAAGGTTACCAAACAGATGGAACATTCTCAGCACTTAATCAATATGTAAAGCCTGTAAGACTTACAACTTCTAGCTTTACAAGAAAGACAGTAGCAAACGATAAACTTATTCAATACACTTTTGAAGTAGAAAAGAGTAAAACACTAAGAACACAATCAGTATAATGTCAGTACAATTAATAGTTTTTCCTCAGAGTCATAACGGGCAATACAACTCTATTGTTACATCTGCAAATGATTTTATTGTAGACGGTATCAACTTTAATACAATAAATACTTCAAGCAGTTATGATAGTACAGTTTTAAATACAATACTATTTACATTAACAAACGCTCCACCTACTCAGGTGAATACTTGGTTTCGTTTTAGATCAACAGTGTTTGGAACACCTACAATACCTACAGAACTTTCAGGGAATTTAACCTTATTATCAGTGCCTGTTTCTACACAAGCAGGAGTATATCAAAAACTGTCTAACTTAGTTGTGGGTACAGTTTATGAAATGACTTTGACATTATCTACAACAGGGTTAGGGGATGTGCTTACAGCAGCTTATAATGGCACAACTCAAATTTCAAGTATTGCACAGTCAGCTAGTCTTAGTTTAATTACTTTTTCATGGACTGCTTCTAGTGCAGAAGATATAATTATTATAAGTTACAACAATACAACTACTGACTTTATTGCAATAAGTAATATATCAGTATCACAACAGGGTATTACTCCAACTACAATTTATACAGACCTGCAAGACGGACAAGTTATTTGCGACCTTTACGAAGATGAAGATATACCTCTAAGTCTTAGTGTAGATGACTTTAAAAATGTAGCTGAGAATGTACAGTCTTATTCAAAAGCGTTTAACTTACCTGCTACAAAAAGAAACAATCAAATCTTTGACAATATATTTGAAGTAACTAGAACAGATACAGGGCTAAACTTTAATCCTTATAAAAAAACAAAGGCGATATTAAAGCAAGACGGCTTTTTATTATTTGAAGGTTATTTAAGAATGATTGATATATCAGACAAGTCAGGAGAAATAAGCTACAATGTCAATCTTTATTCTGAAGTTGTTGCACTAGCTGATGTTTTAGGAGATAAGACTTTTTCAGAATTAGACTTTACAGAGCTAACTCACGATTATAATAAAATACAAATAACAGCTAGTTGGAATGAAGCACCTAATTTTGGGATTACTTACACTAACCCGAGTACATCAGGATTTAGAGACGCTAACAGCACAGTAAAATATCCTTTTGTAGATTGGAATAAACAATGGTTTTTAGCAGCATCAGGGGGTACACCGATAGCAGGTAACCCTCAATTAACAACTTTAGAAACAGCGTTTAGACCTTTTATAAATATTAAGTATTTAATTGACAGGATATTTGAAGTCGTGCCTTTTACTTACGAAAGTGCATTCTTTAATACAGACGACTTTAAAAAACTGTATATGGACTTTAATTGGGGTGCTGATAATAATCCTATAACTTTTAACTTCTCAAGAACTCAGAACCAAGAGGTTCAGCAAACAGCAACTTCTACATTTACCGCTTTACAATTTAATAAAGTTAATGGACCTCCTTTTACAGCAGAAATGGGTTATTCATCAGGAGTATTTACAGCTCAAACGAATAGTCAAACTTATACATTTTCTTATAATGTAGGAATTGAAACTACAGGTTCTAATTGGAGCTTGACGCATAGATGGAAATGGTATCACGCTAGTACAGGTACTACTGATTATATAAACATAACGCCAATGTCAGGCACATCACAAGTCTTACCGCTTGACTTTATTACAATGTCAGGAAATTTTACTAGGGTATTAGAAGTTAACGATACTTTAACTTTTGAATTTCAAAGTTTAGACACACCTTCTACAGTAATTGAGACATCCCCTTTTTTAACTCCTTCTAGTCCTTTTAGTGGAGCTATTTTGCTATGTGTAACAAGTACAGAAGCTATGACAAGTGATACTATCCTTCAAACGCTAAGAGGTGAAACAGGTCAATGGGAATTTTTAAAAGGACTGCTTACTATGTTTAACTTAGTTACTTTGCCTGATGAAGACAACCCTAGTAACATAAAGATAGAACCTTATGGAGATATTTTTATTTCTAGTGGTGATGCTACAAATCCTAATTTCTTTGATAATACTTCTAATGAACTAGATTGGACTGAAAAAATAGATGTTTCAGAAATGAAGCTTATGCCTTTAACTGATTTAAACAAAAAG